TAACTACTATGGCTACACAAGTTCAACTAAGACGAGGTAATACATCACAGACTAGTACATTTACTGGTGCTGTTGCTGAAATTACCATAGATACAGATAAAAAAACATTGGTTGTCCATGATGGATCAACTGCGGGCGGTATTCCATTAGCAACACAAGCTAATGTTACATCTTCTGTTGCAACAGCTTCAGGTGATGCTCTTGCATTCGCAATCGCTTTAGGATAAAAATATGGCAAAACCAACCACAAGAGCCGAGTTTAAGACTTACTGCCTACGTAGACTAGGTTTTCCTGTTATCGAGATTAACGTAGATGATGACCAAGTTGATGACCGAATTGATGATGCATTAGCATTCTTCAATGACTACCACTTTGATGGTACTGAAAAGATTTACATGAAGCACCGTATTACTGCGGAAGATATTAATCGCCGTTGGATTTATTGTCCAGATGCGGTTACTTTTGTGACCAATGTATTCCCATTTGATGATTCTAATTCATCAATCAACATGTTCGACTTGCGTTATCAATTACGATTGCATGATTTGTATGACTTCACATCGGTGTCGTATGTGTCATATGAAATTACGATGCAACACATTCAAACATTGAACTTGTTATTCTCTGGTAAACCACAATTCAGATTCAATCGTCACCAAAACAAACTGTTCTTAGACATTGATTGGTCAAGTGACCGTGAAGTGGGTGAATATGTTATCGTTGAATGTTACCGCAAATTACAACCAGACTCTATCACATTAACTGGTACAGTTACTTGTAATACCACATCTAATACTGTGATTGGTACAGGTACAACATTTGACCAAGAAATTTTAGAAAATGATATCATCGTTATTGGTGGTGAAGAAAAACAAGTTAATCATATTTTATCACCAACTGAATTAAGTTTGTATACTCCAATTTCAGCGGACAAAACAGGTGTGTCAGTAATTAAGGCCGGTCTTTCTGATGTATGGAATGACCGTTGGTTGAAACAGTATGCAACCGCAAAAATCAAATATCAATGGGGTTCTAATCTAAGTAAGTTTGCTGGCATTCAAATGCCTGGTGGAGTTACACTTGATGGTCCTAGAATCATGCAAGAAGCATTAGAAGAAATCCATAAGATTGAAGAAGAAATGTACACAATGAGTAGCTTGCCAAGTGAGATTTTTGTAGGATAATAATGGCAACAAATGTTTATTTTAATCCATTTCCACTTAATCAGATAACTTCCGAGCAACTGCTCGTTGAAGATTTATTGATTGAAGCCTTAAAGATTTATGGCATGGATGTATACTACCTCCCTAGGTCTAGCGGAGATGTGGTTGACTATATCTATGGTGAAGATTCAAATAAACAATATACTGCCGCATATCCAATTGAACTGTATTTGGAAAATGTAACTGGCATGGATGGTGAGGGAGATTTTATCTCCAAGTTTGGTTTAGAAATTCGTGATGAGATAACACTACTTGTCTCTCGCAGAAGATTTGCCGCAACTGTACCACAAAAAAGGCCACATGAAGGTGATTTAATTTATGTGCCTTTGGTCCAAAACTTTTTTGAGATTAGTTTTGTAGAACACGAAAACGACCAAGCAATGTTCTATACATTAGGCCGAGGTCGTGGTGCTAATGTGTATGTCTATGCATTGAAACTCAAACAGTTTGTATTCTCTAATGAATTGGTATCAACAGGCGTTAAAGAAGTAGATGACCAAATTAGAGATGCGTATCCAAGAACACGCATTACTTTGACTAGTGGTACTGGTACTTTTGTCAATGATGAAATTGTTTATCAAGGTAATAGTTTGGCCAACGCTTCTGCACAAGCTATTGTTCACACATTTACTAAGAATACACATATTGATTTGATTCGTGTTGAAGGTACGTTTGTATCCGGTAATGTACGTGGTAATACAAGTTCTTCAAATTGGATTATCAGTACTATTTCTGATACGGCAACTATGAATACTGCCTTCGAAGACATTGTAGATAATGCTAGAATTGAGGCAGAAGCCGATGGCATTATGGACTGGACAGAAACTAACCCATTTGGTACTGATTAAATATGCTAGGTCAACCACACTTTTATAATAGAACCATTCGCAAAATAGTAGTGGCGTTTGGCTCTTTGTTTAATGATATTCAAGTTGTTCGTTACAACAAAGATGTCAATAATCCTGGTCAAATTTTTAAAGTGCCATTATCATATGGTCCAAAAGAAAAATACCTTACTCGTATCACCAGTGACCCCGATTTAACAAAGTCCATTCAAACAATTGTACCTAGAATCTCGTTTGAGATGACAGGTATGGCATATGACCCAAGTAGAAAAAAAATGTCTACTGTCCAAAACTTTGCTTTGGATTCAAACAATAGCTTAGTAACACAATATGTACCAGTGCCATATGACTATGAGTTTTCATTGTCAATCTATGTACGGAACACAGAAGATGGTACACAAATTATTGAACAAATTTTACCATTCTTTACACCAGACTTTACTGTAAGTGTAAATTTTATTCCATCATTGTCACAGAAGTATGATTTACCTATTAAGTTAGATTCTGTTTCTACAAGTATTGATTATGAGGGTGACATGTCAACTACCCGTTTGATTATATGGGATTTGACATTCACACTTAAAGGCTATATTTGGCCGCCAGTTAAATCTAATACAGCTCAAGGATTAATTGGTACATATAGTACATCAGCTGCTGCATATGGTTTTGCAAAATCTAACATATACATTGATACTGACACCCGTGATTCACAAAAAGTTTATGTAAACTTTGCAACTGGTAACAATGTGTTTACCACAGGTGAAACCATTCGTGTCGAAAGTAAAGACATTACAGGTAAAGTGGTTTACTTTAGTAACACAACAAGTGGCATATTGGTGTTGAGTGATTTGAATAAACTTGTATCTGCAAATGATGTGGTTACTGGTGATTATTCGCATGCTAAATATAAAGTAACATCTACAGAAAATTCTAAACTTTTGGCATCCAAAATTATCGTGCAAGCAAACCCAATTAATTCTGCACCCGATGACCAGTTTGGATTTACAGATACAATTACTGAATGGCCTAATACATTGACATGAACAAATTGAATCAAACTCTTTCTGAAGTTTTAGATGTTGAACCTATTGGTTCAACAGAACTTCTGCCTGCAACACCAACTACCAAAGTAGATGATGATGCAGATTTTGCCCGTGACAACATTCGTACATTGATTGAAAAGGGAAACCTTGCAGTTGATGGCATTCTTCATGTGGCAAAAGAGTCTGAACACCCAAGGGCATATGAAGTTGCAGCCAATCTAATCAAAAACTTGTCAGATTTAAATAAAGACTTGATGGAAATCCAAAAGCGTAAAAGAGATTTGGCACCACAGTCACAAAGAAGTGGTGATATCAATGTTGATAAAGCGGTGTTCGTTGGTTCAACCACCGAATTAGTCAAGTTTTTAAAGAACAATAAATAAGGATACTATGGAACAATTAATTCAACAACTAAAAGTTATTTTGGGTACAAACTTTGGTTTGTATTTCAAATCACACACCTATCATTGGAACATTGAAGGTCCAAATTTCAATGACTATCATGCCTTTCTAAACGCATTCTATACGGCAGTATGGGGCAATACAGATTTGATTGCCGAAAAAATTCGTATGTTGGATTCTTATGCACCAACAAGTCTTGCTCGTATGTTGGAACTTTCTGATGTACAAGAATCAGATTCTATTCCTTCTGCTCTTGCCATGTTAGCTGACTTGAAGAAAGATAATGACAATTATATCGTTCATCTAAGAGCTGGTATTGTAGCAGCAGACCAAGCAGGTGAACCTGCTATTTCTAATTTCTTGCAAGACATTTTAGACCAACATCAAAAACAAGCTTGGATGCTTCGCAGTATCATTAAATAATTATGGATGCAGGTGGTTACCTAGGTAATGCAAACCTCAAAAGGACAGGCGTTGAACTGTCCTATACTGAGGAACAAGTTGCCGAGATTATAAAATGTACTGAAGACCCGGTCTACTTCATTAGAACCTATGTTAAGATTGTTAACGTAGACCATGGTTTAGTACCATTTGAAATGTGGCCGTTCCAAGAGGACATGGTCAGAACATTTCACAACAATCGTTTCTGTATTGCAAAGATGCCTCGACAGGTTGGTAAAACAACCACGACTGTAGGCTATATGCTTTGGTCTGTATTGTTCCAAGATGACTACAGTATTGCTATTCTAGCCAATAAAGGTTCTCTTGCTCGTGACATTCTAAGCCGTGTGCAATATGCTTATGAATACTTACCATTGTGGTTGCAACAAGGTATTATTACTTGGAACAAAGGTAACATTGAGTTAGAAAACAAATCTAAGATTGGTGCCTTTGCAACATCAGCAGCTGGTGTTCGAGGTGGTTCTTACAACTTGATTTTCTTGGACGAATTTGCTTTCGTTCCTAAAAATATGGCAGATGAGTTCTTCACATCTACATACCCTGTGATTTCATCTGGTAAAACCACCAAAGTTATTATTGTTTCTACTCCTTATGGTCTGAACCACTTCTATAAGATGTGGGTAGATGCCGAAGAAGGTCGTTCTACTTACAAACCACTTGAAGTCCACTGGTCACAAGTACCAGGCCGTGATGCGGCATGGAAAGAAGAAACAGTCCGTAACACCTCAGAAGAACAATTCAGACAAGAGTTTGAGACAGAGTTCATTGGCTCATCCGCCACTCTGATTTCTGGTTCTAAACTACGCTCAATGGCATTCTTTAACCCAATCTTTGCAGAAGAAGGGTTAGACATGTATGAGATGCCTCAACCAGGCCACATGTACATTGGTACAGTTGACTGTTCGGAGGGTGTTGAGCAGGATTACTCCACTATAAATATCATTGATGTGACACAGGTGCCTTATAAACAGGTTGCCAAGTATCGCAACAATAAACTACCATTGTTATTCTTTCCAACTATCATATACTCCATCTGTAAAAGATACAATGAGGCATATGCTTTGATTGAGACTAACAATGTTGGACAACAGGTTGTTGACATTCTCCATTATGATTTGGAATATGAAAACATCTATAAGTTAGAACACCACCACATTAAAGGTCAGGCCATTTCTGGTGGTTTCAAACGCTCTACTTCTTTCGGTATTAAAACAACTAAATCTGTTAAAAAGATTGGTTGTGCCAACTTAAAAACTTTGATTGAAAACGACAAGTTGATTGTCAATGACTTTGATACGATTGCTGAATTAAATACATTCGTTAGAGTCAGAGATAGTTATCAGGCAGAAGAAGGTAATAATGATGATTTGGCCATGGGTCTGGTGTTGTTCGCTTGGTTGGCGGCACAATCATATTTTAAAGAGGCTACTAATATTGATATCCGTAGATACATGTTGGAAGAACAAAATATGCTTGTAGAAGAAGACTTGGCACCAGTTGGAATCATAGATGATGGTCGCCGTGAAGAAGTCCTGGTGGACAGCGGTGATGTGTGGTCTGAAAGAGGCTATCTATCCTCAAGATTCTAAAAAACTAAATAGAGTATTAATTATAAATATAATTGACCCAATAACAATAAGGAGAAATCCATGGCATTTCAGCTATCACCTGGGGTAAATGTATCAGAAATTGACCTG